GGAGAGCTGGATGTCAAGCCCTACTCCCGTAGGCACGATGTGCTGCTCACCCTGCGCGAACAAGGATCACTACAGCTCAAGGGAGTACGTGAGTTCATCGGTGCCTCTGCATCCTCACGTCTGTCTGAGCTGGTCAAGGCAGAGCTCGTTGAAAAGGACGGGAACGGCTTCTACTCACTCACCACCTTCGGCAGAAACAAGCTAGCAATTATCGATAGAGAGGTAACAGGCAATGGCAACTGACCCCAAGATCTACGACGAGGGATTCTCCCCACGACGTGCAGGTAGGACTCCCATGGTGGATGTGAGTGAGCTGATGGTGCAGGCAGCCAAGTTCCAGGGGCTGTGGATCTCCAAGCAGTACACGGTCAAGGAAGCTCTCAGCGTGGCTGGACAGCTGCGTAGGAAGGGCTATGAGGTTGTGACCAACATCGTGGACGAGGACCATCGAGAGGTCTACGTGCGCTACGTCTCAGGCACAGCCAACGAGGTAGGGACAGATGGAGACGATTAAGGAACAAGATGCCTGAGCTGTGGATGCCAGGGGTAACGGTCATTGCCTCTACCCGCACGATGCCAGCTATGCGCGGGACAGGAGAGAAGATCTTCACCCACCACACCATGGAGTGTGGCTATGACTGGAGCGCTACTAGTGCAGCTAACTACCTCATCCGAGAGGCCAAGGAAGCACACTTCACCTTCCACCCTCAGAGCGGAGAGATCGTTCAGCTGATCCCTGCCGATGTAGGTGCGCGGACACTGGTGTGGAATGCCCTCACCAAGACACCTACCAACACCCATGGCACTATCCATATGCAGATCGAGGTGATTGGCTATGCCAACAGACCATGGACGCTGGACTTGACTCCTGCGGGTCTGAACGCGTGGAACAAGCTCATGGACTACCTGCGCTCATGGGGTATCCCAGATCGCTGGGTGACTGGTAGACGCCCACCTGTGTTCCCAGGTCCTGATGTGCCCAAGGAGATGCCTATGTATGGGCAGTCTGGACACAGCTTCCACGCAGAGTGGCAGGACAACAACCATGGTGATCCTGGAGCTATTGCTGACCCCTGGAGCTTCACAGCAGGCACCAGCACCAAGCCTGACTATGCCACAGCAGTCGTGGTCCAGACCTACCTGCATCTCATGGGCTATGACCTTGGGTCGTGGGGCATTGACGGGTCTTTCGGGGCAGTAAGCCTTGCAGCCCTACAGCAGTACCGAACTGACTTCGGCCTACCTGGCACGGGGTATCCAACAGTGGATGAGATCGCAAACATGAAGGATGAGAACGTGGCTAAGATCGACACCATCATCGCCAACCAGGAAGCTATCAAGACCGAGCTTACAGTTCTCAAGTCAGGAATGACTGCACTGTCTGCACTGGGCACGCTCAGTACCCTTCCTGAGGACATTGAGAATCTCAAGCAGTACATCGACACCAAGCTGGTTACCGTAGCCAAGAGTGATCAGGTTGTCTACCTGCATGAGGCCACCACGAACCAGTTCCTGAGCCTGTCTGCAGATCTGGAGGTAATTGAAACCAAGATTGAGGAGCTGCAGAAGCTGCAGGCACAGCTCAAGACAGTGACAAATGATCTGGGTGGAATGGTCGCCAACATGACTACTGTCCTTGGTGATGACCACGACCAACTCAAGGCTGCTATCGAGGAGCCTCGTACCATCAGCCTTGAGCTGACATGAATGAGAAGTACTACCGTCGCTTCCTGGTTGTATCCACGCTGACCTATATCATCGCAGTGGTAGTCGTTCTGTTCATCGTGTTCTAGGAGGCTGTAGTGCTTTGTCCTGTCTGCGATGATAGAAGTCAGGAGGCGTGATGACTACACAGAACGAGCACTACAGCGAAATGCTTGGGGTGGATGATGTAGTTCACCAGGAGGGCATGGTCAAGGCTGAGCAAGCCTCACCCATGATGGAGCTTGGTGCTACGGGCCTGAAGCGCTCAGCTGGCATCATCGATGAGGAGTTCCTCCCAGCTCTGCGTGGGCGCAGGGGAGTCAAGGTCTTCCGGGAGATGTCCCTGAACGACCCCATTGTCCACTCCATGCTCTTCACTGTTGAGCAGCTGCTGCGACAGGTGACCTGGACTGTCACCACCTCAGGCAACACCCCGGATGAGAAGAAGGCTGTTGAGTTCCTAGAGCAGTGCATGGAGGACATGTCCCACACGTGGGATGACATGGTGGCTGAGGCCCTGTCCTTCCTCACCTATGGCTGGTCCTGGCATGAGATCGTCTACAAGAAGCGGGTAGGCCCGGACGAGAAGGACCCCAAGAAGCGCAGCAAGTACACCGACAACAAGATCGGCTGGCGCAAGATCCCCATCCGCTCACAGGAGACACTGCTGCGCTGGGTGTTCGATGATGATGGTGGGATCAAGGGCATGGTGCAGATGGCCCCTCCCTTCTACCGGATGACCACACTGCCTATCGAGCGCTCCCTGTTGTTCCGGGCAAGGCTTGCCAAGGGCAGCCCTGAGGGACAGTCCATCCTACGTGGGTCATACCGAGCCTGGTTCCTCAAGAAGCGCCTTGAGGAGTTCGAAGCTATTGGTGTGGAGCGTGACCTGGCAGGTATGCCAGTTGCCTATGTGCCCAGCTCCTACATGAAGGCCAAGAAGGGTACGGACCAGTACCGCACCTATGAGGCATTCAAGAAGATGGTGCAGAACGTCCGTAGGGACGAGCATGAGGGTCTGGTTCTCCCCAATGAGTATGACCCTGAGACTAAGCAGCCATTGTTCAAGTTCGAATTGCTGTCAGCTGGGGGATCACGGACATTTGATACCAACGCCCTGATCTCCAGGTACGAGCAGCGTATCCTGCAGACCATCCTGGCTGACTTCATCATGGTGGGCCACGATGGTTCAGGTTCCTATGCCATGCACGTGGACAAGACGGGTATCTTCCGAGCTGCCCTGAACTCCTTTGCTGCCTCTATCTCAGACACCTTCAACCGCTATGCCATCCCTCGCCTGTTCCAGCTCAACGGGTGGAAGATGGATGAGTATCCTCGGCTTGAGCCCTCCAACGTCGATCCCCCGAACCTGACAGAGCTTGCCGGGTTCATGACCTCCATGAGTGGTCTTGGGATGAGCTTCTTCCCCGATGTGGACCTGGAGAAGTACCTGCGTGACACTGCACACCTGCCTGCCATCCCAGAGGAGATGCTGGAGATGCGTAGGGAGATGGCTGAGCAGCAGCAGGTGCTTGAGTACGCGGAGTCGCGTATGCAGGCCATTGGTGGGATGCAGCGCGGTGAGATGGTCGAGCAGGATGGTATGACCCCAGAGCAGGCCCAGATGCAGGCTGAGTCGCCTACTCCTGAGGCTATGGCCCAGCAGGAGACAGCTCAGTACAAGGGTGCTGCCATTGCTGAGCAAGACCCTGATGTCAAGGCCAAGAAGGAAGAGGAAGCACAGGTAGGGCTGCAGCAGAAGGTCAGTGAGGCCCAGGTCGATGAGGAGCGTGAGGAATCCAAGTTCCAGCGTGAGCGGGTCAAGGGCAAGGAAGACTTCGACCGGCAGAAGCAGCTGGAGCGCATCAAGGCTGCGCAGCAGAAGCCTCCTGCCAAGCTGAAGAAGAAGCCCAGTGGCAAGTGAGAAGGAGGGTGAGGTCGTCATCCGGACGATGATGATCAGGCAGGTCGCCACGATGGATGGGGACAAGCTCTACATCCATGTGCATGGGGACAGGAGTGTCCAGCCTGTCCTTGGGATGCTTGAGCTGGCTAAGTACCAGGTGTTGACGGAGTATGCGAGAGACGGAGATCTGTGATGGCGATCCCTACCTATGACGCAGTATGGGAGCAGGGTGAGGATTTCGTCATGAACATCCTCTACAAGGAGAACGACGTTCCCTTTGACTTCACCGACCACATCATTCGTATGGACCTGGCTCAGGGCAACAACAACTCTGTGGTGTTCACCCTCAACTCTGAAGATGTGGAGGGCCTTGATGGTGAGGGCAATCCTGTTGATACCGCAGGGTCTACGGACAACGAGATCAGCTTGGATGCGAATGGGAACATCACCATAGTGATCTCCCGAGCTCTTACCCTGCCTGGTGGCATCATCGGTGATCGCATTCTCACCAACAACAAGTACGCCTATGACATGTTCCTTCGTGACCCCAGTGGTAAGCAGCGCAAGATCCTGGTTGGCTCAATCACCGTGAACAAGAGTGTGACGCTATGGACGTAGAGATCAATGTCACCACTGCTCCTACCGTCGTTGAGGTAGCTAACCAACAGGTCACTGTAGAGGCCACGATGAACAGCCAAGAGGTCACTGTAGAGACTACGGTGAACAGCATCGTGGTATCCGATCTGCACGTGAGTGACAACCCGCCTGCAGACACATCCAAGGTCTGGATCGACATCACAGGCTTGTAGTAGATCCCGTTAGAGTAGGAAGAGACTAAGGAGACCAAGATGGCTAACGAGCTCACTGACGCAGGCGAGAACATCGCCCTGGACGTTCTCAACGGTGTAGCAAGCACGATCACCGGCCCGATGCGGGTAGCTCTGCTCACTGCACAGGGTACTGACTCTGCTGCGGGTACTGAGGTGACTGGCGGTAGCTATGCCCGTCAGAACGTCACCTTTGGTGCTGCAGCTGCAGGCTCTGCCTCCAACACCACCGTGGTGTCCTTCACCAACATGCCTGCTAGCTCTGTGGTGGGGTATGCCATCTATGACAGCTCTGGTACTGCCAAGCGCCTGTGGGAGATCCCACGCACCGGTGGTGCTGCCACAGTGAACGCTGGAGACACCTTCCAGATCCCTGTGGGCGGACTCGTCCTGTCTATCAACTAATCCACTCCCTCCCTTGAGAGGAGGGAAGTATGGCTCAGGAGATCGTCTACGCCGTCTCCAGCGTCTCGGGTAATAATCCGAACCCTTCAGCTGCTCTGGGCGCTCCTGACGGGGTGTATGGCGGTACGCCTAATACTTCCACCAGCTGGACTCATCGCTGGGCTCTGACCGCTCCTGCAGGACCGGAGTACTTAGCCGTAGAGCAGAATGTTTCGATTCGTGTCAAGAAGGGGACGAACTCTAACAGTCCAACGGCATCGTTCTCCGTCTACCAGGGTGGGACGCTCCTAGCAACCCGGTCGTCCGTCACCGTATCTGGGGTCCTGAACATTCCAGTGGTCTGGACACCGGCTGCCGGAGCGCCAACTCAGAGCCTTGAGGTTCAGGTAGTTACCTCAGCAGCGGGTGGTTCGCCTTCTGCTCGTAACGGCGTTGAGATCGACGCGATCACCGCCACGCTCCAGACTAAGCCAGCACAGGTTGTTATCGTCACCGGCTCTGGCTCCGGCTCAGCCGTCTCTAGCGCGACCGGAGCGGGAGCTACGGTCCCCACTGACTTTGTTCAGATGTGGCCCACTGCCACCTTCGACAACACGACTCCGAACTCCACCTCTGGCCCAGCTACTACTGCAGGCAACACACTTTTCTTAGCTTTCTTCCACCGAACATCCAGCT